AGACTGATTGTGATTGTATCATCTGTTACTGCGGTTGCAACTTCGTTTGCGGTACCAGAAATTGTAAGTGTACCACCGCTTGAAAAAGAATCATTAGAACCACTATCAGCAGAAAGTGTGAATGATGTTGAAACAGCATCAATACGAGCATTTGTATTTGCAAGGTTCTGTTGACCGGTTGCATATACGCTAGCAATATAAGAATTGGTATTTGCAAGTGCTGCTTTGGCTTGAACATCAGCTGTTGTATAGCTTGCAGAATCAAGCTTTGTTGCAATATAGCTGTTTGTATTTGACAGTCTTAATAGAGATGTAGATTCATCTGTCTTTGTAGCAATATAAGCATTAGTATTTGATAGATTAGTCTGCTCAGTTGCGGCGGTAGCTGCAATATAAGAATTGGTATTTGCAAGTGCTGCCTTAGCTTGAACATCAGCTGTTGTATAGCTTGCAGAATCAAGCTTTGTTGCAATGTATGAATTGGTATTTGACAGTCTTAAAAGAGAATCTGCCTCTGTTGCGCGTAGTGCAATTGCTGAATTGGTATTTGCAAGTGCTGCTTTAGCCTGAACATCAGCTGTTGTATAGCTAGATGAATTAAGCTTTGTACCAATATAAGAGTTGGTGTTTGCAAGAGCATTTTCTGCGATCTGAATTACATCCGTTCCATCACTGGACGAATATAGAATCAAATCCGAAAGGTTAACCGCAAGTTCGCCGGCGGCGAGTGAACTGCTACTTGGAGCTGAACCGCCGGTATTACTGCGTTTAATTTTAATAATTGATGCCATTTTTTCTATTCCTTATTCTTAAATAAACTTTTCAATCCTGATCTTTTAACCGACGGTTCAGCTGGTTTAAACTGAGTCAATTCCACATATTGTGTTTTCTTTGTCTGAGTATTTCTTTCAGTACTTGATGATTCAACTGTTGAAAATCCAGACCGTTTGTGTTCATATTTATCGTAATATTGACTATTTATATCTTTCAGACTTTTATTTTCATTTTCCAATAACTTAATACGAGTTTCAAGAAACATGATCTGCTGAGTGAGTGTATTAATTTTTTCTTGTTGATTTGCAATATAAGTATTTAAAACTTCAGTTTCTTTTTCCATAATATATCACCTAGAAGGTACCTCCGTCAACGTCATCAAATGTCGGAACACCATCAGAGCCAATTTGCATGACTTCACCATTTGTTCCAGTTGCAAAACTTAGTGTGCTTGTATTTGCACCAAACAGCACACCGTTTGTTGTAAAACTACTCAGCCCGGTTCCACCGTACTGAGTCCCTAACACATTTTCTAAAATAAGATTTGTAATATTAACATTACCACTTAATGTTGTGGCTGTATTTGCTGTTACTGATAGTGTGGAAACCTGTAGAGAAACATCATTATTTGCGCTGTCGGCAATTCTAATCGAGCCATCTTCTTGCTTGGTAATTCTTGTACCACCAAGGAAGATTGTATTACCACTTAGGTATAGAGATCTCCACCAATTTTCAGATGAACCGAGATCGTATGTGCTATTCGATGATGGAATTAGACCGGAGCTAATTGACTGTAAGTTTGCTGCTGCACCAAGATCAGTATATAAAGCAACTCTATGACCAGCTACTGTAGAACCATCATGTACACGAAGTGTATTCAGCGTTGTATCAACAGTGACCTCACCAGTATTACCAGTGAAAGTACTATGTTGAGCTGACGTGCCTCTTCTAAATTTTACTTCAATTGCCATTATAGAGTCCCGTAATCCAAAGCTTCTGTTACAGGAGCTGTTATACTACCGTAGTCGATATAATAACTCGTCTGATCTGCTGTTGCCGTTGCTATATATGAATTTGTATTTGATACGAATAATTGAAAATCAGTATTAGAAACGTAGGTACTAGTAAGATAAGTATTGGAAACATTTCCAGAAACAGATACAGTACCTGCCTCCCACTTTTTAGTGGTAGAATTATAAACAAGGGCTTGACCGTTTGTAGCATTTAAAAGAGATGAGGTACTCACATCATCTAAAAATTTTAGATTAACCTCACCACCACCAGACGATGTTTGTGATCCACCTCTGGCATAAGCCATACGAGTCACTTGTGAGGAAATTTGCCTCACAAAATCATCATACATTTGCATAAATTTTGATTCTAGTTCTGATGAATCAAAATCCTGCCCATCCTTACCTGCCTCACCACGAGCACCCTGATCACCTTTATCACCTTTCGGTCCCTGTAAACCTTGAGGACCGACTCTACCTATATCACCTTTTGCTCCCTGTTCACCTCGCTCACCTTGAGGACCAATAGGACCCTGCTCACCAATTAAACCTTTTTTACCTTGCTTACCTCTATCACCCTTCTCACCACGGAAAACCTGAATTGGAATTGGATCCTCAATTCCTTCAACTGTGAGAAACTTTACTCCGGTTGAACTGTCAAATTCTTCCTGCATAGCAGCATAGAGCTGCTCGTAAAGAAAATCTTTTGCCCTAGAATTCTCTTTCTTTATAACTGCAAGTAGAGTAGCTAATAGTTTAGCATTCTCGACAGAAAACTCCATAATATATTAATCCTTATCTTCTGGAATTGTCATTGAATCCATAAATCGAGTCATGCTTTCAACGAGTCTTTTCTCCTCAGCTGAGATATTTTTTGCAGGAATAAAATCTTCTACTTGCTCTTCAGTTGGTTCTTCCTCAGGGGGTTGATCATCCATAGGTTCATCACCTTCTGGTGGCATATCATCTTGTTCACCACCGCCTTCTTGACCAATCTGTTTCTCAATTTCCTCAATCTCATCTTCAGTGAGACGTAGTACATTTGTACGAACCCATGCCTCTGAGAAATATTTACCGACATAGTTATCAATATCACCAAGGAGACGAAGTCTCTCTGTCATAATTTCAGTATCTTTAAGTTCTGTAAAGTGATTATCTTCCATGAAATCATAGTAGACATCCTGTTTCATCTTTTGCCATTCTTTACGGGTTGTGACACCAGTAAGAGCAAGATGAATCTCGAGTAATTCATCAAACATCATGGCAAATCTATTACGGAGACGCTTGATGAATTTATTAAACTTTAATTCGTCACGAGTAATTTCAGACGCACGACCGAGTTGGAACTGATTTTCTTGTTCCATACGGGCAGTAGGAACATTCAGTGATTTATAGAGTTTACGGCGGAAATAATCTACATCCTCCATCTCACCAAGATTCTGACCACCTGGAAGAGTTGTGATTTCAGTACCTCTACCACCCTCGCGGCGTGGAAGCCAGAAATCTTCAAGCATGGTCATAAACTTACGGTCATCTCGTACCTCACCGGTAGAAGCATCATATGTAAGTTTATTTTTGTGTTTGGTCATCATATCGCGAAGATATTGCTCGGCCTTCATTTTTGGAAGGTTACCAACATCAATATAGAAAATGCGCCGTTCTGGAGCACGGGCAAGTCTGTAAATAACCACTGCATCCTCAAGCATACGAAGCTGATTGAGTGGTTTAATTGCCTTATGCAAATGAGAATAAATCATATTGTTACGGTTATCAAGAATACCGGAATGGACGTAACAAATAGAATCCTTTGCGATCTTTACACCTTGAGCCTGATTTGCTGTGGTAATACCTTGTGCATTGTATAGATAATATTCATTCGCACCTTTATATACCGTGACACCAGTTCTCTTATCTTTTTCCTTAATTGGCTCTTTAATCTTGCGGATCTTGCGAGGATCAATATATCTTAGATCTTTAATACCAGCACGTGGATTTGTTTCATCTATTACGATGTGATAGTAGAGTCGGCCATCAATATACCATTTGCGAAAAATATCATAGGCCGTATTCTGGAAATCTAGCATATTGTAGATTTCATAGAAACTTTCTCGAATCTTTTTCTTTACAGATGCACTGACCTCAAGTTTATCTAAAACAATTTCACAAGGCCCAGAATTTTCATCGACAACAATTGCCTCGTTTACAATATCTTGAATTGCATAATCGCATTCTGGTTGAATTGACATCTCGCGATATTTGGTAACGAGATCACCTTCATTCTTTGCCTTACCTTCAAGATCAACGTATGTGCCATAAGCACCGCCAGGTGCAATTTCAATGGAACCATCTTCAACTGTTGGTGAAACAATTGATGGTAAGTTTTCTTGTTCTGATTCTGACTTTTTTCTAGCAATAGTAAATCCAAAAAGTTCAGCCATTATGTTATCCTATGCTTAAAAATTGTATTCTGTTTATTTATAATGCTAGGATCATAAAAAAAGGGAGGCCGAAGCCTCCCTTTCCTAAAATATATAAGAATATTAGTTGATAGCAGCACCAGGAGCAAGACCACCAGACTGTGTTGTCCAGTAATCAATGCTAAATGTTGCTGTATATTCTTCAATCGCATCTGTATTTGACCAATCAAGATCAATAGCTGCGATATTTGTTGGGAACATTCCAACAA